GAGGCTGTGAGTAACGGGATCCTGCCGATCTGGTTCAGGTAGTCGCGTAACGGGTCAGACATCTAGGCATAAAAAAGGGGGCAAAGCCCCCCGGACATTAAAACGGCATTGCGTCAGCATCAACCTTCGGCTTCGGGGGGAGCACGAAGTCGTTGACGTTCACCACAAGCTGAGCTCGGGTCTCGCCGTTTTTGGTTTCGTAGGTGTCGATGTGACCCTGCCCGGTGATGGTCACCTGAGAGCCTTTGCTCAGGAAGTCAGAGACGACCTTGGCGCGGGGACCCCAGACGGAGCACTTGAGGGCAGTGACGAACTCTTCGCCTTTGACTTTTTTGTTGACTAGCAAGAGGAAGTTGGCGACTTCCGTCTCGCCTACTTGGCGAACCTCTGGGTCAAGGGCGAGGTTGCCTGCTGCTGTGAGTTGAAGCATGGACCGAAGAATTTAGAGACGATTTGGAACAGAGCCTGTTTCGTGGTGCATTGCCTGGCGCTGGCGTAATGCTGAACCGAGGCGCACAGATCAGGCGGGAGCAGACTTTCGAGATGATTGTCCAAGGCTTTGGCTTTGGAGCAGCGTTGCTGAGCATAGAGAGCCGCCATCTGGGCGTGCATCATCTCGTCGGTCATGAGTGCTATCGAGTTAGACGCTCGACGATGAACCGCTGGTGGATCGGCAAGGTCAGGTGCGCTGTGATTAGCTCACCCTCTGGGACCTTGAACTCCTTCTGGAACGCCTTGATGATCTTGTTCCTGCTGACGACAGGCTCTGCGGCTAGCAGGTCCCGAACCGTCTTTAGGTCTTGATCGCTCAAGGGCGCTTCCTCAGCGGGCAGTGCCGAGGGTTGACTCTTCGGTTTAGCAGCAGCCTGAGGCTTTGGCTTGCTCGGAGCTGGAGTCTCAACAGTGGGCAGAGGCTCGCCTTTTGCTTCCTCAATCTCCTCTCGTGCCCACAGCTCGTAGCCGAGAGAGAACGTGAAGGCAGCGTTGGCGCAAAGTGCCCTGCGATGGGAGTCAGTCAGGGTCCGACACGAAACCTTGTCGAACTTGATGGGCTGGTTCCTGTTGTCCTGGCAGGGGTAGACGAAGTCTGGGGTTGCCTGGTCCTCAGGTCCTGAGAAGTAGGTAACGAGGTAGGCACTGCCGTCAGGGGCTTGCCAGACATGCCCGCCATCAGGTGCAGGCTTTAGGTGAAATTCCCAACCAGGCGCAGCAGTGTGCAGGTGGTTGGCGATCCTTGCCCAGCTGACGTAATCAGCGGCATAGGACCCAGAGCCCTTGCGGAAAACATCATCTCTAGAGATGACCCCCGCAAGATTTGGGATTGTCATTTGGAAGACGCAGTGATCGTGATGATTGCACCCTGTGGTTCGTCAGGTTCGCAGTAACGCTTAGAAGCGATGATGCTGATGACCTGGCGATCGTCATTGAACAGGACGTCCGTGAGAGCGTCGTTCGTTGATCGAAGGAGCTTGTCTAGGTCACCAAGTTTCGCCGAGGTGGCGTCCTTGGTAGCTGTGGAACTTAAACCAGATTTGGTCAGGTGTGACTTAGGACGACGGAAGCGGAAAACAACTGAAAGGCTCATCGAGGCTTCCATGTCCCAGCCAAGGGGCTTGCTCTGGAGGGCAAAATTTTTGACGTCTACCCTCCAGGGCTGAACGTTGGCGCTTGACTCCTTCATGCCATACCTGGTCCGCGTTTTGGAGCCCTGAGGGGCAGGCAGACCAATAACGGTGAAGGTGACGCTGTCGCTCAATTTTGAGAATCCAATCGCCAGAAGATTGTCACGTTGCGCTCGGCTAGTCCAGCGTCGATGTCTTGCTCCTTAATGGCAGCGATTGCCTTCAGGGCTTGGGGGCTGTGCTTGTAGCTGTTGCGCTCAACGCGGCTGTACTTGGCATTGGCGAACTGGTAGACGCCTTCAGCCTGTTCGTGCTCCTCTAGCTCACCCAGTGCCATAGCACCGGTTAACTGTTCTTTGAGGAACTGCTCCTGTGCGTCAAGTGCGGCACGATCCTCGCGGAGCTGGATCAATGCATCGACGATGTCTTGAGCGGTGGCAAAGCTAGTCATCAGAGGGAGTCGCAGGCGCGTTGGATTTTGTGGACGTGGCAGTCAGTGGCGGTCATGTCAGCGAGGGCTGAGTTGACCAGGTAGAAGGCGGCACCAGAAACGCCGAGAAGAATTGCGAAGGTGGCAAGGATTTTCATGATCAGTCGGCTTTGACAGAGATGCGGCGGATCAGATCGAACACCAGGTCAGAGCCTTCGCTGCTGCTGGGGTCGATGTGGTTTTCTTCAAGGATCGACTCAGCCATCTCGGAGAGCTTCTCAACCAGCTCTTCGCAGATGTAGTCGTTGAACTGCTCAGCGAGGTCCTGAGCCATCTGGTTCTCCTGCTGGGTGGAGAGCTCAGGAGTGTCGGTGGGTTGAAGAGGAAGCATGTCTCAGGCGCGATGGGTTGAGAGCCCCCGAAGGGGCTGAGTGATCAGAACTTGGGGAGTGCAGTGCAGCCCGCCTTGCAGACTGCGTCGTAGACAAAGGTCTCGAGTTCTTGTGGTGCCAAGGCGCAACCACGAGGAAGGTTGTAGTGAACTGCCTGTGGGGTGCGGGCAACCACGAAGCCGCCAGTTTCTTTGCAGCAGACGGAGTAACCCAGGTCCCAGAGGATGTCGATTGCTTGCTGAGTGGTCATGAGTGAAAGACGCGATGATCGTGAGGGCTGTGCCTCATGAGATAAAGATACCACCTTGGGAGCCAACCTGCACCCATCCTGACCCCAAGAAAGGGTCAGCTTCGTGGGTGGCACATCAGAGCAGGTAGTTTTCCCAATACTTCCTGGGACAGTCGCAGTATTCGCTCAGGTCCTTGTGCTGGTACTGCAGCTGTCGCAGCTTGATCTGAAACTCGTCCAGCAGAGCCACGAAGTACGCATCGTTGCGAGCCAGCAGCGTGAGCTCCTTCACCATGCCCTTCGCCTCCTCAAGGGCGACATGCGCCAGGTCGCGCTCCATCTTGATCTCTTCGTCGAGCATGTACTCGATCGGTGCCATCTCAAGGGTCTTGTCGATTGTCTTCACTAACTGGCGCATCGACTCCTCGATTGACTCTTGGCGCTCAGCAAGCTGTACGACCTGCGCAGATTGCATCTGCTGGTAAGTCAGGACCGACTTCTCCTGCCCTTCTCTGTGAGGGCGGAAGACGGCAGCCTTGCCACTGAAGCCAGCATTGACCTTGACCAGCGCCCACTTCTGACCATCAGCATCGATCACATCGCCAATGCGAAGGCTGGCGATCGTCTGATTGCTGTCGCTCTGGTGGCACAGGATCAGGTCTTTTGTCCAAGCACAGTCGGCGTCCTTGGTCCTGCCGCATACCGGGCAGGGGGTCCTCTTGCTGGACCGTACGAAGTTGCTTTTCATTTGTTTTGGGGACTTACATGAGGTCTCTGCTTACTCAGCGCCCAATGCCACTTGCGAGGCTGGAACTGCGCTGGTCCACGACGGGAACCCTCCTTTCAGTGTTTGGGGTGTGGGCGCTGCTGCAACAGCTCCACCAGTTAGCCCGACCAGTGGCACCCCATACACAGGCAGCAGAGCTTGGGGGGAGAGACTGTTAAAACCCCTCCTCAATGCCCCAGGATTAGCGTTGCCGTGGGTACTTGCCAGGTGGCAGCTGGAGACAATGCTCCAGCAATGCCACTTGCCACTCGACTTCCATGTCTAGCAGGTACTGCCGTGCCTCTTCAGAGAGAGGCATTCGCAGCACAGGCTGCAGTCTTGGTTCTCCAGCAACCATGCCGCGCAGGTATTGGAGCATCAGCCGAGCCGCTGCCTTCATTCGAAGTGCTTGAGATCTAGGACGGTTTTAGACGAGCCGTGCCTGCAAGTCACGGACAAAGTTCCCTCAGGTTCTTTGCCGTTGCCCAGCACACCACGCAAAGGCACCATCGCATCGACGAGGTACTTGCAAGCATCCAGCACGTTTTCAGTAAAGCTTGTGTCGGCTGAAGGCGACTCGTCCTCTGCCCATTCGTAATACGCCCTGCAGATGGCTGATTGAGCCAAGAGCAATCCGGTTTCGTTGTTGTCAAGCCACTCGCCTTTCTTGATCAACATGCGCAGCCGGGGCAGGTACTGCCTCAAGGTCTCTAGGTGCTGCTTCTTTTCGATGTCAGCCTTCAGCTGTTCTTCAAGCTTGTCAGCTTCACTGATCAGCTCAGCCTTCTCGTCAGACTCCTCAGCGATCCGTGCCCGGACCATTTCCTGCGTAGCAGTGGGCTGATTCTTGAGGGGCAAAGCAAAGGCGATCAGGTCTTCCTTGTTTTTGGCGACCTCTCGCACTGAGGCACGGATGACAGCATTGCGGCTGACATGGCTCCACCACTCAGAGCCGTCAACGTCTGGCTCAAACACCAGCACGTCGCCCTTCCATTCGCTCTCGTCGAATTTCAGGACGGCAACCATGCCGCCGTTCTTCTTGCCTTTGTTGTCTCGTGTTGGTGCATGGAAGAACCGGGTGATCGGTGCCTCGATTGATTTGGGGAAGGTGTTCATGCGATTTCCTTTTGTTGTCTGACGACAAGGTCGTTGATGTGGACGGGATAGGTGGACCAGGCGGCTAGCGCCTTTGCAAGCAAACTTGCTTGCAAGTGGTCCAGAGGTTTGACGAAGTCAGCCTCCAGGTGCCCGGTAAGTACCAGGAACAGGAGATACGTGCTGGGGTGGTCTTCATTGTCTGCTCGGCAGAACAGTCGATCGACTGCGTACTCCGCCTCTCGAATTGCCTCTGATCTCATAAACGGTTGAAGTGTTCGACTTTGATTTGGCACTCCTCCCACAAGCGCCTTGCGTACAGCGACCTGAGGTAGTTCGCCTCAAGAGCATCGTCTAGTCGATCAATGCTCTTGAAGTAGTTCTCGCGCAACGTCTCCCAGGTGTAGCCCTTGAAGAGCAACTCCTCTGGGACATTGCCGCAAGGGTTGTTCCGTAGGCGACGTGGCTTGAACATGACTAGCGACGCTTGTGAAAGAGGCTGGTTAGCTTCTTGTCTAGCTCGACTAGGTCTGCCGCCCAACTGCCCTCCTCTGGTTTTTTTATGGAGGTTTGGAGCTGGTTGCAGGATTTGCGAACCAGTGCATAAAGCATGTCGAGCTCGACCGCGTTTAAGGTCACGTCGTATAAAACCTCACGACGCGAGCGGGGTGTCCCCTTGGTGACGTCGGTAATCATCAGCGCAGCGCCAGCTTTTGAGCGACCAGGGACTGAACCTCACGCATGCACTTGGCGACCTCACGCTTGGCTTTGGCACACTCAGCCCAATCGCCACGGGCGAAACAGTGCTGGTATTCGGTCTGGGCTTTTTCTAGGTGCTGCTTTGCAGCTTCCAAGTCTTTGAGAATCTCTTGCATGGGTGGAGGGTTGAGAGTCATGGGCTTGCCCATGCCCCAAACTATACACCATCCAGACCCATCCTGGGTGCTCACTTGGAGTCACTCAGGCTCAAAACAGCGGAGGCGGCAGGTCCTCGATCAAAATCGCCCAGCCACTCCCAGGACCCTCCACCTCCCAACGGTGCAGGAAGCTCTCTCGGTCATAAAAAACGCCTTCGCCCTTGTTTGGCTTTAGCAGGCGACCAGTCCTCACATCGTGCTCGCCTCTCGGATCGTGGACGATGAAGAATTTTTCGGTATAGCCGATGATTACTGACCAGTGACCAATGCCCTCAGCAGGGCGACCCGTGCTGATGTCTCCCTGGTGGAGCCATCCAACTGCGACAGGTCTCTCCGCATCAATCTCTGCCTCTATTAGGTCAACCGTCCCGTTCCGCACAAACTCTGCACGGATGCCTAGCTCCGTCAGTGCCTTGAGGTGGCTCTGAACGTGCACTGTGTCGCCGTACTTGGCTCGCACAGCGTCGTACTCCTGCTGTGAGTCCACCAACCCGTGATGGGCTGCAATCATTGCTATCGCACTTGTAAAGCACTTGCGGTAGCCGTTCACCAGGTCCATCTGCCGGTAGTACGGCACTTTGAAGACCGTTAGCTTGCCCCCTGCTTTCCAGATCTCAAACCACTGCGCATTCGTTTTCAAAAGCTCAGGGTCGATGTCCTCCTGCAGCCTTTGGATAGCTGCCCTCTGGTGGGGACTGTTGTCGAAATACTGAAAGAAGTTTTCGAGCCGAATCACCACAGGAACCAGCCAATCCAGATACATGCTGGCTACTTGTCAAACAAAGCGCGCTCAAGCATGTCGCAAAGCTGGTCGTCGATTTTGTTGTCTGTCTTGGATACCCAGGCGCGGCACAGGTCAACGATCAACTTTTTAACTGCATCAGATTGCATGAACGCAAACAGAACTGGACGCAGCAGGACAATCATTGGTATTAAGCGATTCCGCGCAGCTTAGGTCTGACTTGAGCGCCCTTCAAGGCGTGCAATCTTTTGCTCTGCTGCGCTGAGCCTGGCGAAGATCTCCATGCGTTCTGAGCGCAGGTCGTTGTGCAGCTCTTCCAGCCTGCAAGCAACG